GAACTAACAATACAGGAAGCCGACTAATGGCATATATAGGAATAGACCCAAATGTAGGCGACATCACATTCCAGCAGTTCACTGGTGATGGGAGTACGACCGCATTTACACTGGCACAGTATGTAGCCAGTGGTGAGGCTATCATTGTCACTATTGGTAATGTAGTGCAAGAGCCTGGATCTAGTGCCGCTTATACAGCTTATGGCAATACACTTACTTTTTCTGCCGCGCCCGCTAACGGCGATGTAATTACTGTCCGTTACTTTGGTCGCGCTGTAGACCAGCCCCTGTCATACGCTATGCAGTTATTTAAGTATGTAGCGACTGCCAGCCAGACAGTTTTTACTGGTGCTGATTATAATGGCGCGATATTAGCGTTTAGCGGCAATGATGTAGATGTGTATTTGAATGGTGTGCATTTAGATAGCACTGATTATACCCCTAGTAATGGTGATACGATTACGCTGGCTAGTGGTGCGTCGGCAAGTGATGAATTAGTGATTAGAGCCTTTCGCGCTTTCACAGTTACTGATACAGTAAGTAAGGCATCGGGTGGAACTTTCAGTGGTGAAATTACAGCACCGCAGTTTCAAACGACAAATACAACGGTTGATACGGCTGTATTCCGTACGAATAACCAATCGGTTACGCAGAATACGACTATAGGGTCAACTAAAAATGCTTTGGCTATTGGTCCGTTGACGATAGATTCGTCGGTGACTATTACGGTCGATGGCAACTTAACAATACTGTGAGGCATAAATGGCTTCGATATTAAATGTAGATCAGATAAACAATGCGGCGGGAACCTCGGCTATTGATATCAATAGTAGCAGTGGGCTGGTAACTTTCCCCAACAGTGTCACCATACCAAATGGCGCAACGATGCCAGCGGGGAGTGTGGTTCAAGTAACACCTATAAGTTATTCTAACACTCAATATACAACTGGATCAACTTCTTGGGTTGCTCTAGCCACCCCCACACTAACTATGACACCTAAATATTCCACATCTAAAATTCATGTGATATGGCAAGTTAATGTTTATCATGTAGCAACTCACGGAATTTCTACTAGACTTTTAGAAGGTAGCACTGTTGTTTGGGGATCTGCAAACCCCTCTTATGAAACATATCATGGAAATAGTGATACTTACCATCAACTAGGACATACAGCAGATTTAAGTGCTGGTTCAACAAACGCAAGAACTTATAGTTTGCAATGGATTGTCTATAGTGGAACGAGTTCAGCCATTATAAATGTTGGTGGTCTTCAATCTTGGATGTATGCAATGGAGATCGCACAATGAGTACGCTCTATGTCGATACCATTAACGAGAAGACTAGCGGCAACGGTGTGCAGATTCCGGGTCATGTTATATATGCCGATGGAAACAAACTTGGAGCCGATAATTCACTTACAAGCACTTCAACCGCGTTTATCGTAAACGGCTCTGAAATCACTGTTCCCGCCGCGACTGTAGCAAAATTGAGTAAAATTATTGTTGTGGCTAGTGGCTCGTTTCGGGTGAATAAAAACACCCATGCCTTCGTAGACTGGAAGTTGGAAAGGTCGGCTCCGTCTACTTCAGAACTTATACGGTCTCAGCTTGGGGTTGTTGCAGGCGGCACCGAAGTTTATGACCAAGTGTGTTTGCAGGGCATAGATTCTAATTTGGGAACAGGTGACCATACCTATAAGGTCTATTTTAGAAAAGCTGATGGCACATCTACCTATGCAAATTCGATTTACTATGACCACAAAGGTTGGACTATTACAGTATTGGGGATTGCACAATGACGAGCATATTAAAAGTCTCCACAATCCAAGACCCAACGAACAGCAACACCGCGATGACGATTGACGCGACTGGTAATGTTAGTTTCAACAATCCGCCAATCAATGTTGGCATGACCCATGTTGGCTCTGTGTCAGCCACTACCGCCGCTATTGATGCACTTCATATAAATGGGTGTTTTTCTGCTAATTATGATTATTACCAAGTTTTTTATAGAGTAAACCGTCCCGGAACCACTGGAGCTTATCTTTATATTCGTTTTGGTAACGGAGGAACTCTTATATCAACAAGCACTGCCGTAAGAGGTGCTATGCAATATTCTCAGCTAAATAGTTCATCGGGTGATGGCAAACACTGGTATTTTAGCTCACAAGGTGTGCATCAAATCCACGCCTCTCTTGGTAGTGTTGCAAATGAGTATTTTAGTGGAGAGTGTATTATTATGAATCCATTTTCTAGCTCTATTCCCACGGCTATAAAAAGTAGATGTATTATGTATCAGCAAGATTCTGAAGCTAATAAGTGGTTCGAGGACTCAGGCTCTAGCGAGGATGTTGGTGACGCCGCATCCGCAACAGACATAAGAATGGGAGTGGTTGTTGGTGCCGCCAATGGAACCGATATTACCGCATCCGCTACATTTGCTCCTGTTGATGGAAATGTCACTGTATTTGGCGTGAAAACATAGCGGCTTTGTTTAATAGGAGTAAAACAAAATGGCAAGTATAGCAGAAGCACTTACCGAACTCGGCATCACCGAATGGGTGTTGCGTGGTGAGCCGACAAGCGCGGCAGAGTTTAAGGAAATGTTTCGCAAGGTAACTGGCGCGGATGAGAATGGCTCTGCCATTGAATCTGCTAACAGTGCTGATTGGGGCGTAACATGGACGCAAGTAAACAATAAATTAAAAGAGCTTAATGCGGCAGAGCCTATGAAAGCCCTCCGTGCTGAGCGTGACCGTAGGTTGGCTGAGACTGATTGGTGGGCATTGCAGGATGTGAATTCCAACGAGGCTCGCCATGCTTACCGCCAAGCATTGCGGGATATTACCGACAGCTACACTTCCCTTGACGATGTAGTGTGGCCTACAAAGCCAGACTAGGAGTAAGCTATGAGTAACGCCCGTAATCTTGCAACCTTGTTGGGTACTAACACTGCGCTACCCACTTCTAAGATGCCGTCTGGAAGCATACTCCAAGTAAAATCCAGCACGATGACAGATACCTTTGAAAACCCCGGAACATCGTTTGCAGATGTTACCGGACTTTCTGCTACAATCACACCCTTATCAACCAATAGCAAAATTTTGGTCATGGTTGGCATAGTAGCATCTGCAGACACCAGCGGTTACATACACTGGTTTCGCTTACTTAGAGGAACCACCGTGATTTGCAAAAACACAGGTAGTGGTTCTGCGGCGACCTATGAAGCATTTTTCACCTCTGGGGGTGTCAACATCAGTCCTGGCGGTGACAGAGTAACAGACACCATTTCGATTTCACACCTCGACAGCCCGTCAACGACATCCGCCACAACCTATAAGGTTCAGGTCAAGGAGTCGGGTGGGGCGGGTTATGTCAATAGGTGGGCTATCAATGACGACAAAGGTTCAACGTCTACCATTACACTCATGGAAATTGCAGGCTAATGCTAGGTGAGTTTGCGATATCAGAAACTTCTTTATCCTCGCACGGCATTTTGCAGTTCGGGTCTGAATCGTTAGACTTTAATTTCACTGGTTCACAAAACGGCAACCTCGTAGCTTACGGCTTATCAGAAATGATAGGCACAGCAAGTAAAGCTAATATCGCAGTTGGTATTCTTGTTGGTGCGTTGGAAGGTTCGCTCAATTTCACACAAACATCAGACGGTTTATTAGTTGCTTCTGGTGTAAATGGCATAACCGCAGAGTTGATACAATCAACCGAAGGTAATCGTGTTAGGCCAGCCCTTATTGAAAATAACTTCAATTTTGCACAAAGCACTCCAGGGATCTATATCGCCAGTGGTGTTTATGAGCAAACCGCTGAGTTTACGCAAAGCGCAGATGGCGATTATATCGCTGGTGGTGTTAGCATTATAGATATGAATTTTGAGCAATCTGCTAATGCTAATATGACATATAGCGGTTTTGCTGATATTATCGGCAATTTTGAAATGATCAATACAGGGGGTGTCATACAGCAAGGCACAGCTGAATTAGAAGCACTGTTCCGTACATACCCCTTTGGTGGTATTCTTATCTATAATGCTGAAGCACACTCTAATGCCCAATTTGATATAATCATCACAAATAGGTTGTTCTGGGAGCCTATTGATGCTTCTGTGCCGCCAGAAAGTTGGATACAAATTGTTCCTACAAGTTCAAATTGGGTTAAAATTGCGGCTACGAATCCTGGAGTATGGACAAAGAAAACAGTTTGACTTTACGAAAAAGCCTATTGAGCTTATAGTTGGTTTAGATAAATATGGTGGTTTTAGATGGCAAGCACATATACCAATAACACTGGTTTAGAAAAACCTGGAACTGGTGAACAATCGGGTGCGTGGGGAGCAACTACAAACCTGAATTTTGATATTATTGACCGCGCTGTTAATGGTGTTGGCACGATTACGATTGGTGGCACAACGCATACATTGACAACATCTGACGGTGCTTTGTCTGATGGTGGCTACAAAGTATTGGTTATTGCTGGTTCGCCAACTGGCACAAATACCATTACTATTGACCCTAATAACGCCGCTAAATGTTATCTGGTAAACAATACCACAAGTCAAACAGTCGTATTTACGCAAGGTTCTGGCGGTAATGCCAGTATTCCTGCGGGGGTATCGCAGTGGATTTATGCTGATGGTGCTGGGGCGGGTGCTCAAGTTTATGAGTTGCCAAATGATGTTGTAGATGATACTAGCCCCCAACTTGGCGGCAACCTTGACCTTAATAACTTTGATATTATTGGCACAGGTGATGTAAATATCACAGGTGCTATTACCTGTACCGGAACAATTACCGCTACAGGGGGTGTTTCTCCTCCTGGAAGTGGGACAATTACAGTCACCCTTAAAACAGGTGGTTGGACAATTACGCAGGATGGGTCGAACAATATTATGTTCGCTTATGGTGGCGCAAATAAAATGAAACTAGACAGCTCAGGCAATCTGACTGTTGTAGGTAATGTGACAGCATATGGATCCGTTTAATGGCTATACCTTCATTTGGGGCAGTTTCTTTTGCTGATCTAAGAACAGAGTTTGTAGGCGGCACAGGCAGTATCTCGCTTGGCGACCTTTATAAAGGTCCGGCGGGTGGGAATACCCCTATAAGACAAAAAGCGGCTAACAACCTAGCTCAGGATTACTCTGCTGGGATACCTTCTTCGGGGGCTATATCCGTTCAGGATTTTAGAAGCACTTCTAAATATTTTACCTATGTGTTTAATGCTTCTGCACAGAACCAAAATGCTCAAACCATTTTTGGTAATGATTACACAGGTGATTATAACAAAGATATTATCATAAATTATGGGGTCACTATTAGTAACTCTGCTGTTAACCTTGATGGGATTACTTTCCCTTCTGGGGCTAATGGCACACTACGCTTAAACATCCTAGGAACTGTTACAGGCTCTGGTGGCTATGGAGCGCGTAACTCTTCATCTTCTACTGTTGTTGTTATTGGAAATGGCACATTTAGTGGGTCAAGCCGCACCGATTTTGTATCTGCTTTGCAAAGCAGTGGCGGCACTGTGCGTATCAATTTGATTGGCGGTTTTGGTGGCGCGTCTGGTCCTGATATTTATCACAGCGATTACGGTGGGGGTTTTAATTGGAAACTGGTGCGGTCGGGCAATAATTTTACAGCATATTGGACATATAACGAACTAGATTATGGAAACTATGGTGCAGGAAATTACAGTATGAATACTGTATTGCCAACGAAAGCTGATGGTTCTTTTGATGACACCATTACATCAAATCAACAATTTTCTATAAACTATAATAGTGGCGGTCGTGATACTCGTAATATCGCGGCAGGGGCAAAAACTATTAGCGGTGTTCGTTATATTTGGTTTGCTTCAAATAACAAAAGCACCTCTATGGAAGTGCAAAACAACCGTTATATCCAATATGGGCATACGCAAACAACTTTGACTACAAGCAACAGCCAGCGTGGTTCTGTAATTCAGGACTACACAGGTGCGCGGTCTACTGGTTCTTTTGATACTTCTGGATTTACAGGAACATTAGCCTAATGCCACTAACGAAGTTACAATTCAAGCCTGGAATCAATAGAGAGATTACATCTTACTCTAATGAGGGCGGCTGGCGTGATTGTGACAAAATCCGTTTTAGGTTTGGCTACCCTGAAAAAATTGGTGGGTGGGAAAAGTATAGTTCTAATACCTACCTCGGCGCGGCAAGGGCGTTGCATAACTGGATTGGCTTAGATGGTTCTAATTATTTAGGTGTAGGCACACACCTCAAATATTATATTGAGGAAGGTGAAACATTTAACGATATTACGCCGCTCAGCTCTACAACGGCGGCTGGTGCGGTGACTTTTGCCGCTACGAACGGTTCAAACATTATTACTGTTACTGATGTAAACCACGGAGCAGGTCAAGATGATTTCGTCACTTTTAGTGGGGCAGTCACACTAGGCGGTAATATTACGGCGGCAATTCTTAATGCTCAACATCAAGTCACAAGCATTATCAGTGGTAGCCAGTATCAAATAACTGTAAGCGCAACCGCTAACGCCTCTGACACAGGCAATGGTGGCGCGGCGGTGGTTGGGGCATACCAAATAAATGTTGGCCTGAATACGGCTGTAGGCGGCACAGGCTGGGGTGCAGGGGTATTCGGTGGCACAACTACCACAGCCGCCACAACGACTGTTAATATGGGTGCTGGCCTGAGTGCTACAGCCACAACAATTACAGCGACTAGCACCACAGGCTTTCCTAGTAGTGGGTATATAAAGATTAATGCTGAAATTATCCAATACACTGGTATCAGCGGTAACGATTTTACTGGCTGTATTCGTGGCACTATCAGCACTACTGCTACTACTCATGCAAACGGTGACACTATAGATGATGCTACACATGGTTGGGGGATGCCTTCACCTTCTACCACAACTACTGAAATACGGTTGTGGTCACATGATAACTTTGGCGAAAACCTGTTGATCAACCCTCGTGATGGTGCAATCTATTATTGGGTTAAGAATACTGGAACAAGCTCAAGAGCAGTGGAAATTGGTACATTGGCAGGGGCTAATGAAACACCGATAGTAGCTAAACAAGTTTTGGTATCTGACCAAGACCGCCATGTTATTGCATTTGGATGTAACCCACAGGGCGGCACGGTGCAGGATCCTCTGCTCATTCGTTTCTCAGACCAAGAGTCTGAAGTAGAGTGGGAAGCCCGAGTAGATACAACGGCGGGTGATTTACGGTTAGGTGCTGGTTCTACTTTTGTGCAAGCCGTTGAAACAAAGCGTGAGGTGCTGGTGTGGACAGATACTTCACTTAGCTCTTTGCGCTATATCGGACCTCCGTTTACTTTTGGGTTGCAACAGCTTGCGTCAAACATCACTATTGCCGGACCTCATGCGGCGGTTGCTACAGAAGACTTTGTGTTCTGGATGGGCATCGATAATTTCTATATTTATGCTGGTCAAACTCAGCAGTTGCCATGCACCGTAAAAGATAAGGTGTTCTTAGATTTTAATACTGGTCAGGCTGATAAAGTGTTTGCTGGTATTAACTCAGAATATGGCGAAGTATTTTGGTTCTACCCTTCAGATTCAAACTCGCTACAAAATGGTGGCGATGGTGAAAACGACCGCTATGTGGTTTACAATTACATAGAAAAGCTCTGGTATTTTGGCACTTTGCGTAGAACAGCATGGTTAGACCGTGGCACACGCTCTTTTCCAATAGCGGCTGAAGGCGGTTATTTGTATAACCATGAGTTTGGTTATGATGCTGATGGATCTGCTATGAACTCATTTATTGAGTCTGCGGCTATTGATATGCAAGATGGTGAGAGTTTTACATATGTGCGTAGGCTTATACCTGATATGACATTTGATGGGTCTACTGCTTTGTCTAGCCCACAGGCGACCTTTACAGTAAAAGCTCGGGACTTTCCGGGACAAAGTTTTGATAATACTGCATCACAGGCGGCTATTAGAACATCTATTAACCCTGTGGAAGAATATACAAATCAACTATATCTGCGAGCAAGAGGTAGATCTTTTGCATTGCGGGTAGAATCTAACGCACTAGGCACTAAGTGGAAATTAGGTAGCCCACGAGTTGATGTGCGCCCAGATGGGAGGCGGTAATGTCTAGTAACCAAATAGCACCACCAAGACTCCCAGAAGCTCCAGCTGAGTATAGCCCACAATATATGCAGGATTTAATTCGTACATTAGAGCTATTTATTCAGCAAGAACGCAATCCAGGAGGGTTGCGTGGGGCTACTATAGTGTTGACAGAGTTACCTACTTCAGCCACTGGTTTGGAAACAGGTGCTCTTTGGAATGATTCTGGCACGGTAAAAATCGCGCCATAGGTTGCAGAAAGGCATATTTGGAGTTATGATGATTCCAGCATATACAGGAATTTGCTACCCTGCATCACATTGTAAGTAAGGATCTACGATGCAAGGTATAGCTACACTACCATATGAAGTTCAAAATGCGCCGCTTGTTCCAACAGGCGGGGTTGAAACTATGCGCCGCGCCGCAGAGATGTTGGCTGATTTTGGGCGTGAAGGTGATACATATATTGTTCATGCCGCTGAGGGTGAAACAGTAATTCCTTTGGAAGTGCTGGAAGCTAACCCCCGCATGAAGAAAATGCTCTTCAAGCAAATGGAAGATATGGGCTTGGAGCCAGAGCGTTATGTTGTTGGTAGTGAGTTTAACAGTATCAACCCTGTAACTGGTCAGCCTGAGTTTTTCTTAAAAAAGCTGTTCAAAAGCGTTAAAAAGCTCGTCAAAAAAGTTGCGCCGATTGTATTACCTATTGCCGCACCTTTCTTATTCCCAGCTATGCCAGCGTTTTTGGCATCTGGCCTCGGTAGTTTTGTAGGCGCAAAAATTGGTGGGGCATCTACAAAAGACGCATTTAAGCAAGCTCTGATATCTGGTGTATTGTCAGGCGGCACACGGATGCTAACAGGTGGTAGCTTCACAGGCAGTGTTGCCGCTCCACAGGGCGGTATCGGAACCTTTGGTGTGCAGGACGCACTTACCCCTGTAAATCCATTTAGCCAAGCTGGTCAGCAACAGATGGCGCAATTGACCGCTCAAGGTCAACAAGCGACACAACAGGCGTTACAAAATTCAGCTACTAACCCTAGCCTTTTTGAAGAGTACATTTACAATCCTGCGGAAAATACTTCAAAATTTGTAATTGATCCGAACACAGGTGTAGCTTCAGTAGAAACTTCGGGTGAGTCTTTCTTAGAAAAATATTTAAGCCCAAGCAGAACATCTATCGATGCAACGACCCAAGCTAATCAAGCCGCCGCAAATGCTGTCAACAAAGCTAAAGAACTAGCGGCGACCTTTAACCAACCTGTCCCGACTGAAGCAGAGTTAATGAAAATAGCCCAAAATGCCGCAAGTGCTGTCAGTACAGAAGCTCCTGGGATGTTTGCTAAATATGGTCCGTTGGCGGGTGTTGGTATTGGAGCCGCCGCGCTTATGGATAAGCCTGTCGATGAGGATGGTGACGGTTATGATGATCGCACTGGTGCAAAAATCCTAGCCGAAGATATTGCATCAGGCACATACAAATATGCTTTTGACCCGAACCTGTTTTATGGCAATAACCCATATTACGCCGCTGGAGGTGGTGAGATCAGTGGTCCGGGAACAGGCACAAGTGATTCAATACCAGCAATGCTCAGCGATGGTGAGTTTGTAATGACTGCTAATGCTGTCCGTGGTGCTGGTGGTGGAGACCGTCAACAAGGCGCAAAACGAATGTACGCCATGATGCGTCAGTTTGAAGGGAAAGCATAATGGCTACTGAAACCCAAGAAGTAATTCAACGCGAAAGTCCAGATATTGAAGCCTATAAGCTCGGGCTTATGGAGCAAGCAAAACAGCTGACTAGCGCACCGCCGACTGGTGGTCTTCCAGGAATTACCTCACAAGGTATGACTTCTGCCCAGCAACAGGCATTGTCTGCGGCACAATCAGGTTTGTCTAGCTATCTGCCATATTTGCAGTCTGGTCAGGCTACAATGAATATTGCGGGTGGTCAGTATTTGGCTGGCACAGGTGCGCCTTCTGCCGCCCAGATGCAACAGTATATGAACCCCTACCAACAGGCGGTTCAAGCTGAAATCCAAAGGGCATACGCCCCACAGTTTCAACAGGTAGCAGGGCAAGCTGTCGGTGCGGGTGCATTTGGTGGAGGCCGTGCGGCTATTCAACAAGCTGAAGTAGGCCGCAATATGGCTGATGCAATGGCTAAAGCTCAAGCGCAAAACTTTTTGCAAGCCCAGCAAGCCGCTCAGAATGAGATGCAACGGTCATTAGCGGCTGGTCAGGGGTTAGGCCAGCTAGGTATGCAACAAGCAGGTCTAGGCGAGTTACAAAGCCGTTTAGGTCAGTCTGGTATTGCACAGTTGGCACAGCTTGGCGAACAGGAACGCAACATCCTACAAGCACAGGACGAAGCGGCTCGCCAGACACAAATGCAACAGATTTACGAGCCATACCAACGACTCGGCTTCCTGTCAGATATTTACAAAGGTGCTCCGTCATCGCAGATGACAACAAGCATCCAAGCCGCACCTCAGCCTGGATTACTTAACCAGTTGCTCGGTGCGGGTATTGGTGGCTTGAGTCTGTATGGTGCGGCACAGAAAGCGTTTGGCTAATGATGGATGAAGTTCTAAAACGGCAAATGTTTGCGGCTCAGCAACCTGTAGCTCAAGCTGATGGGTCTGGTATTACTTCTGGACTTGCAGATGTAGCTGAAAGCATAGAAAGTTTGGAAGCGGATATTGATTCAGCAGAAGATTATGCTGGCGTAATGAATGCGTTGCGCGGCGATGAAGCAACTGTTGAAGAACGCCGTGCCGAACTAGCAGGGTTGGTTGGTAAAAAGGATGCTAACCAAACTCCAGAGTCTGTGCTAACGCTTATCCAGCCTACCCTTACTATTATGGAAATGGCTGAACAGGAATCGCCAGAGGGCGGCATCAATATGGGTATGATGCAAGCTCCTGGACAAGAAGAAGCTATAGCTCGTATGGCTATGGGTGAACAACCTGTAATGCGTCAGGCTGGTTCTCCCCCAGAAGGCGAAACAGTATTGCCAAAAGGTTTTAATGCGGACGCACTTCCAGCAAGTTTTAATCTGGGGAACTATCAAACTATGATGAATTTGGTTCCGCAATCAACTTCTTACGAAGATTATTTGAAACAATATCAAGGCATTATGGGCGATACAGGCAAAGCCTACGAAATCAACCCATACATTGCTGGTCTGCAATTAGCGGCGGCAGTAGCTAATGCACCAAAAGGTGAGCTGATTAGTTCTGTGCTAAAGCCAGAAACAATTAAAGCGGTTAGTGACCCTATCCTTGAAATGGCAAAAGCCAAAAGCCAGACCGAACAGGCCATTAAGTTAAAAGCGGCTGATGCGGCGGCGGCAAGCAAAACAGCTAGAACTGAAGCTCAGTCTGAGCTATTGAAAACTTTTGCTGTAGAAGCGGCAAAGATACCAGACCTTAGTATCCAAAAAATGGATGATGGTTCTGTCATTGGAGTAAATGTGCGGACAGGTAAATCTACTCCAATAAAACAAGGTTCTATTAAATGGGAAACACAGAAGCTTGATAATGGTCAGGTGATGATGTATAACCCTCGCGCCGCCGCTGAAGACATCAATAAAGAAAACAAAGGTTACTATCTTGTAGGAGAAGCTAAAGGTAATTTTGATGTAAAGGTTACGGATACAGGCGATATCCTTAGCATCAATAAAGATAATGGCGAAATAGAGCTTAAAGCTCCTGATGGCGTTGTTCGCCCATACAAAGTATTCCAAACCCCGCAAGGCCAGTTCTTTAGGTATGATGGCAAAGAAGCTACGCAAATTACAGCAGATGGCGTGGAAATGGGTCCAATGCCAACTGATCTCATACGCAATATTAAAGAGCTTGAATCTGCCCAAAATGATATTGATACGCTGGATCCAGATACAGATAGTGCGGCATTTGAAGCGGCGGCTCAAAAAATTGAAATATTGTCAAAACAACTTATGCCAGTGACAACTGAATACGAGCGTATGATGGAAGAAGGTGCTGACCTTGCTTACACCGCCGCTATTGATGCTGGTAAGTCTCCTGCTCAGGCAGAAGCCGCTAAGATGGAGTTTAGAGCAAACGCCATAAACAATTACCTCAAGGCTAAAAACACCTTGACAACTAATTACGACCCACGCAAATCTATTAACGATGTATTTGCAAAAATGTTGGGCGACGATATTACTGAGCTTAACAAAAATGTTGGGTTGTCTACAGAGCTTGAAAACTTTGCAAACCAAGCGGCAGTGGCTTCTGAAAACTTTGAAACAGGCGCACTCGCAGGAACACGTTTGAGCTTGCAGAAGTTTATCAAAGCTGTTCCTGGTCTTGATACCTTTGTTAAAGAAGGTGTTTCAAACGATGTTTACAATACGATTATGGGTGGCGACCCTGTATCGGGTGAAGCGGCTCAGTTTGCGTCTAACCAGTTTGCATTGAGGCTGACACAGTTTATTCCTGGAAACCTCAACCAAGAAGAATTGCAGATGGTTCAAGGTGCTGGTCCGAGCCTTTACACCACACCTGACGGTCTTAAACTGCTTTCTAAAATCTACACCAATGCCGCTAACCGCGCTAGGAACGAGCAAGCCTTCGTTACAAATTGGATGCAAAAAGAAGGTGCTGGCATTGCCGATGCAGAGGCTAAATACCTTGCTCTTAGCAAGGCTCGCGCGGAGTGGAGAGCTAAACCAGAAAACAAAATCATGGATGCAGATGAAATTGCAAATCTGCCTTCCGCAAGTCTGGCTGGCGATATTAGAGCTCAAAGGGTTAATGCGGAAGGTGGCACAGATACTTTCAACCTTACCGATCGTCAATCAAAAATGGCGAAATTCACTTCGCAGTTTGACAGCTTTGATAAGTTTAAAGCAAGCGCAGGGCAGTTAGTTTCACTCGGTGTGCTAAGAGATCGTGACGGCAGAGTGATTACAAATGTGCCGAATGAAGATAGTTTGAGAAAACTGTGGGATACTTATTCAGGCATGACTTTCGTTGGGGGACAGTAAATGGCCGAAGATGATTTGGTAGTCGATACCGTAGATGGTAGCCCCAATAAACTCGAACCAAGTATTCTCACACTAGATGATGATGCGCTTGTTGTAGATGCAGTACCTGATGTGTTTTTTACTCCAAGCGGTGCTAGGATTACACCTTACAGTTTGGAAGATGTTCCAACTCGTCAAGTAGACCAAGAAACTATTGATGTAGTTAACCGTGCGGCTATAGAGTCGCAGTTTGCCGAAGATGTGGCTGGTGCTATGGATATGGGTACTGGTCGTCCTGATGATTTTACGCCGCTTACTGTTGAACCTGATATTGGCAAAGGGCAACTGCTCACTGACCAACCTTTCAAAAGCGATGTTGAACTTGAATCATTAGAGCGCAACCGTGTTGAAAACTTGATTATTGATCAGTATGGCGGTAAAGGTTATCAAGGTGCAGATACTGTCGGTCCAATAAAAGTAGGTGTGCGTGAGGGTTTAGCTCGCCGCAATAAGTTTGAAGATCGCAGGGGGTATTTCAAAAAGCACTACCCTGAAGGCCGTTACTTGCGTATAGATGTAGGCGGCGGCAAAACGGTAGAACTGTATAGTGTCGTGCCAAATGGTGCGCTATACCGTGCTGATCCTACTTTTAACCCAGAAGCTCCAGGAGCTGGTAAAGAGTTTTTAGCTGACCTACTTGAAGTAGAAGCTAATGTGGTAACGCCTACAAATGTAGCGGCTCTTACAGCGGCGATTATTTTCCCGCCCAGCGTACTCGGTTCGGCGGCTGTTGGTGGTTCAGCGGCGGCGGCAAATATCCTTGAGCAATGGGCAGTAAACGAAACAGGTCGTTCATTTTATGATGTTATGACTGACCCTTCTGTTTTGAAAGATGCCGCTATTATCGGTTCTTTGGAAGCTACTATCAATGCAGTTGCTCCTGGAGTAGGGGCTCGTGTTCGAGCAATTTTTGGTGAGTCAGGTAGGACAGCCCTATTAGCTGGTAAGACCACACCACAATCCATTGTAGGTCAGGAAGCCGCAGAACGGTTAGGCTTACCACTACTCACGGTTTCCCAGCTTACTGATAGCCCTATTATTAAAAGGATTCAAGGTCAGGTAGCGGGGTTATCTAAAACGCCGCAACAAGTGTTCAATAACCAACAGGCAAAACTCTGGCAGTTGCTAGACCAAAAGGCCAAATCACCAGATGGTTTTGAAGGGTTTACTGCGGCAGAACTACGCCAGTATTTAGATTTGTCTGCTCGTAGGCTCAGCACAGAGCTTGATGACTTGTATAAACTCCGTGCTGAAGGTGCAAATGTCGACACCAAAACGCTACAGAAAACGCAAGAAGATATCCGTATGCTTACAGGCCAGTTGGATAAAAGTCTGCGGGAAGTAACTGATCAAGCCTACACTCGTGCGTTTGAAACTGCTGAAGCTGAAAATGTTGTTTTTGATTTAGCTCCTGTCAAAGAGGTAGCCCAAGATATTCGGGTAGGCACACAAACTCGTGCTGGTACAACCGAAGCTAAAACAGAGGTTGTGGAAACAGGTGTTCTTGGTCCGGATGGTAAACCTATTACCCGCACTGTCACTACACCAGCTAAAGAAGTAACTGAAACGATTGAATCAGTAGACCAACGGCTACTAAACATCGCTGATAAGTTTGAAAATGTTTGGAATCAGGAAGTTACCACACTTTCAGTTCGTGATAAGGGCAAAGATTATAGTTTCAATGCTCTCAAACAACTTCAAGCTATGCGTAACGAAGTTGCTGATATTGCGTTTGGTGGTGGTCAAACTAATCAAAATGCTGTGAAGCTATTAAAGTCTATAGATGAAGTTTTGCAAAATCCCAAAGGCGGCGGTGCTGGATGGAAGGAAGCATGGGAAGAAGCTACACAGCTCTCTAAACTTGCTTCTGATGTTAAGAACGCCAGTAAGCTCCATACCTTTTTTGCAAGGAACACACAGGTAAACCCTGCTGAACTTGGTAAAAAATTCTGGTCTGGCGAGTTTAACTCTTCCGATTGGAATGTAATGACCAACTGGTTGATTAGCTCTTCCAAAACACCAGCAGGGCGGGATGCCGCGCAACAGCTTTTACGCGATGTGCAAAACGGTTTTGTGCAAGACCTCGCTTCTAAACCTGATTTGATTGCACAGCGTATCCGTACTATTAAAGAAAACGACCCTGAGTTGTTCCTAAAACTTGTGCCGAATGCGGCTGATAGAGCTATAATAGAAGATATTGCACAACGCTCTGCATGGCTAAATTCAGATGCTGTTGTTTCTGCGCTTGCGCGGGATATGTCCAACGGTGCAAGAACTAAAACGCTGTTGTCTAATATGACAGATGCTGAAGCGGCAAAGTTCATACAAGCAAACGGTGGTTTCATGGGCAATGCCGCATTGAATATGCGAGCTTCTGTGTTTGACGATATTCTCAAAAAAGCAACCGTGTTTAGCACTGATCTGGGTGCGGAAACTATCAACCCAACGATACTGGCAAGAGAAATACAAAGCCTTATGAAATTTGAAGGTCAGTATGCGAGGCTAGAGCCTTTGTTCAAAAACGCGGCGCACCCAGAGTATATGAAAGAGCTGGCTGATATCCGCACTTATGTAATGTATTCTAATCAACTTGATGATTTGGGTTCAAGTTTGCAATCAGCTTCTGTTGTTGCTCAGTTGCAAGGTTTAGAAATAGCCGCATTGAAACAGGTGCTCCAAGCAAACCTGATGGCTAAGTTTCTAGCTTCACCTATTTCTGTTAAACAAATGAAAGATGTCCATAGTAGTAAGTCTTTCAAAATTGGTAAAGACTCAGTTTACGGTATTATCCTTGATGATATCCGCAGGGGCTTTGTAGACCAAAGTGAGTCCCTGGAGGAAGAAACCTTGCGGACTCGTATGGCTCCATCTATGGGTGACGTATCAGCTGTAGCTACAGAACCCACCACAGATGTAGCTAGTGCGCCTCCTGCGCCAGCACAACCGCCTATGCCTGTTCCTAGCCTGAATATAGGTAACACGCCATTAGCTAGTGCGCCTCCTGCGCCAGCACAATCAACTACGGACTATGCCTCTCTATTCCCACGCGATGAGTTAGGTGGGGCTATAGCAAACCGCAAACAAGGGATTATGGGTTTAACATGAACCTAGAGCAACTCAGAAAAGAAATAGAAGAAGACGAAGGGTGCAAGTATGAGATATACTTGGATCATTTGGGTTATCCTACTTTTGGTATCGGCCACCTTGTTAGGGATGATGATCCGGAGCATGGAGCACCAGTCGGGACGCCTGTCAGCGAAGATAGAGTGGTACAAGCATTTAATAAAGATATCGATATTGTATTATCTGAATGCGATAAACTCTACGAAGATTATGAAGAGCTTCCGGAAGAAGCGCGATTGATCATTGCAAATATGATGTTCAATATGGGCTACCCCCGCCTTAGTCAGTTCAAAGGTATGAAAGCAGGAGTAGATGCTCGTGATTGGAATAAAGCGGCTGATGAGATGGTTGATTCCCGTTGGTATCAGCAAGTCACTAATAGAGCACAACGGTTGGTAAATCGTATGCGAGCTATTGGGGAAACCTAATGGATCCTGTAACAGCACTAGCCACTGCCTCATCAGCTTTTGCTGTTATCAAGAAAGGGATATCAGTAGGCCGCGATATTGAATCCATGATTGGTGATGTAAGTCGCTGGATGGGTGCTTTATCGGATCTTGACCAAGCTGAAAAAGAGGCTAAAAACCCTCCAATATTCAAAAAGCTCGTAGCCAGTAAAACGGTTGAGCAAGAAGCTATGGAAATCTTTGCGGCTAAACGCAAAGCTCAGCAACAGAGGGAAGAGCTACGCACGTTTATCCAATACACTATGGGTCAACAGGCTTGGGATGACCTTATCAAAACAGAAGCTCGTGTGCGTAAAGAGCGTCAGGAAACCATTTATCGTCAAAGAGAACGTCGACAAAAGTTTTTAGAGATATGCGCTATCATACTGCTTGGTGTATTAACGATAGGCCTTTTCATATGGTTTATATGGCTAATGAGGCAAAAGGGCAGGATTTAAACAATCCAGTCCCTGAAGTCTTCTGCAAGGACTTGACTTGCTATATTGATTTTGTTCCGCAGGGCTTTCAAGATACGCTCGTCGACTGTGTCTTCCGCTACAATATCAATGTATGTTACTTTGCTAGTTTGCCCGATACGGTGCGCTCTATCCTCACTTTGTAACCGTATTTCAAGGTCAAAGTTATTGCTGTAATACACCACAGTCTTAGCTTCTGTCAGTGTTAAGCCATAACCACCTGTCCGTGGTTGCCCTACGAAATACATAAGTGGGTCGTTGGGGTCTTGGAAACGGTTGACAATGGCCTGTCGCTCATCACTCTCGGTTTCCCCATAGTATGTAGCTACACTTTGCTCGCCGTATGCTTTTGCAATAGCTTGCTCGATGTTCTTAATGTCGTGTGTGAAGTTAGCCCATATGATAACCTTGCCATCAACTTCTTCAAGGACAGACATAAGTTCGGGCAGTTTGGCTGAGTTAAAGGTTTTCATTTCGCCATCATCTAATTTTACATGGCCTGAACAAACCTGTTGTAGCCGTAATAGCTGTGTCAGTATTGTATCGGTAGTTACCGAGCCTTCTTCCAGCATGGCTAGGGCAAATGTTTTGAGGCTACTGTAAACTGATTTCTGCTCATCTGTAAGCTCGACTGCTCGCTTGATATACACTTTATCAGGCAAATCTAAACAGTCTTCTTTCTTAACACGGAAGCTGAAGTTTTCCAGTATGCCGTTGAGTTTATCAAGGTTACGGTAGCCCACAACCTGATTGAAACTGTGCGCTCCCATACTACGGCGTTGCACGACAGCGTACTCGTATTGGAAGCTAAAGTAGCTACTATGGCCTAGCAACCACGAATCAAGGAACTCACATTGTGTGTATAAATCCATAGGGCTTTTGGTTACTGGCGAGCCTGTTAGGATACGCCTGTATCTGGCCGACTTACCAATTTTCACAATGTTCTTGGTGCGCTTGGCATCCTTGCTTTTTATGGTAGTGCTTTCATCTACAGCCATGAGTGCGCTGTGCGCTTGCAAAAACCGCTCGGCTATTTCACAGCCCTTTTTAGTGCTGAACGCCTCAACATTCATAACAAAAATCTTGAGGTTATCATCTGGGAAAAACAATGTCTTTTGCTTTTCAAGCTGTGTTTTTGTTTGGCTAGGATTCCACAGCACCGTGTCATACATAACATGGTCAGGAATGTGCGTGGGCAGTTCGCCTTGCTCCCAGTTTCTATACACACCTTTGGGTGCGACAATAAGCGCGGCGGTAATTTCGCCACGGTCATACAGGACGCACATATTATCAATAAGCACTTTAGATTTGCCTGTTCCCATATCCATGAAATAGGCAAACTCGGTTTTGTTCCAAGACTTTTTCAGTGCTTCCAGCTGATGCTGGTAGGGTTGAAACTTAAATTTATAACGCATAACACCGCTTTCTAATGGGTACTTTGTATAATAGCACCCAAACCAAAATCTTGACTACACTTTTTGCGTCTTGTTTTTATCCGCGCGACCAGTCAAAGTAAGCGTTTGTAAATTAACAATTCCCAGATATCAGATATCAGATATTAAAATATCGGATAGACCAGTATGATAACTTTTTTATTTTACTACTATATATAAAAGCGTATGGTAATTGTGTTGGGCAATCCCGCCCAGCGTAGAAAGCAAAGCGGAGTAGAAAGCCGTGACAGTCTACATTACACAAGAAGTGCGTGGTAGAGATATCACAGATGCAGTTGCCTTCGGTGACCTGCAAATACTTGTTCCGGCCAAGGAACAGGTTTCTTTTAGCACTCAGCCAACAGTTAGGCGCATTCATCGTGGCTTGCGTCACTTTAATGATGACGACTACCTACTGCTCTCAGGCGACCCTTTATGTATAGGCATTGCCTGTGCTGAAGCGGCGCGTAGAAACAGTGGTAAGTTCAAAGCATTAAAGTGGGACAGGCTAGAGGAACGCTACTATCCGTTGGTAGTAGATCTATACCATAGGAAGGAGTCTGCCTAATGGACTTTGAAAGTGTGGCTGGAGACCTAACCAGCATTAATCAATCAGGTATCAGCACTATAAGTAACCTATGTAAACAACAAGTTATGTTGGAACAACGGATCGCTGATCTTGAGCAAGAGCTCAAAGACGCCAAGCGCGACCATCGCAAAATTGCTGAGGATTTACTCCCAGCGGCAATGGATGAGCATGGTATGTCTGAGCTAAAAATGGATGATGGCAGTGAAATTAAGGTCGCACCTTATTACAGTGCCAGCATTGCTAAAGACCGTGCTGAGGAAGCCTTTAGTTGGCTTACTGAAGCGGGGCATGGTTCGCTAATTAAGAATCATGTTACTGCGGCTTTTGGTCGTGGTGAGGATAACCTCGCAAAAGATTTGCTTGCCGAGCTGGAACAGCGCGGTATGGCAACTCAAACAAAAACTTGGGTTGAACCCATGACACTCAAGTCTTTTGTAAAGGAACAGGTAGAAAAAGGTGAAAATTTGCCGTATGACCTGTTGGGTATATTCGTGGGGCAAAGAGCCAAGATTACTAGGAGGTAAATATGGCAACTGAAGTAGCAAAAAAGGAAGCCACTGCTCTTGCAGTAGCACAGTTCGAAGACCTTGGTGGTCTGGGTTTTGAGGAAACCAGTTCAGAGGATATGGCTATCCCCTTTCTGCGTATCCTTGCACAACTTAGCCCACAGGTTAATAAGCGTGATGGTGCGTATGTTGAGGGTGCTGAAGCTGGCATGATCTTTAATACTGTAGCCAATAAAGCATACGATGGTGAAAAGGGTATCGCGGTTGTGCCGTGCTATTACAATCGCCGTTATGTTGAGTGGGCTCCGCGTGAAAAGGGCGGTGGGTATTATGGTTCTTACCAGCCTGACGATGCTATCGTTAACACTACCACTAAAAATGAGCGCGGTGAAGATATCCTGCCTAACGGCAATATCCTGACCAACACCGCTCAGTTCTTTGTAATCCTGCTTGATGAAGATGGTCCACAGCGTTGCTTGATTACTATGTCTAGCACACAGCTGAAGAAAGCTCGCAAGTGGGTTACACAAATGCAGTCACTTACAGCAGAAGGCAAAAACGGTCCGTACACTTTGCCAATGATGTCACACAAATACCAACTGTCTACCGTTGCTGAAAGCAATGATAAAGGTAATTGGTTTGGCTGGGACATTAACAAAGTCGGTCCGATTGACCTTTCTAATGCTGGTGATAAAGCCGTGTTTGAAATGGCAGTCGCGTTCGCTAAGTCTGTTAAGTCTGGTGAGGTAGAGGTTAAAGAGCAAGCCCCAGAGCAAACTCAAGCCCCTGCACAACAGTCACAGCAAGATGATGACGATGTGCCGTTCTAAGTTCAACTGTGGGGGTTGATCGCCCTACGGTTGCTCGGGGGCGGGGCTAGTGACGTGGAAGGTAAATCATCTATAGTTGCTATGCCCTGTCCCCACCCTTTTATACTGGAGTAAGATATGTCTTTAGCAGAGAAATTTCTAAAGCTATTTGATGGTAACAAACGAGCGCATGGCGTGTTTAATCCTGACGAACAGCGCAGTGATGGCAAGCGGCTTGGCGTTTACAAAATCATAAAACAGCCACCAACTGAAGAACTTTGGCAACAGCACCTAGATGGTAAGCAAGGGCTAGGCATTATCCCTATCCGGGATGATAACCTTTGTAAGTGGGGTGCGATTGATATTGATACATACGATGTAGACCATAAGGCACTCGTCAAAAAACTCAAAGATGCTAAGATCGTTGGATGGGTAGGCCGTAGTAAATCTGGCGGCGCACATATTTATTTCTTCTTCACGGATGCACTCAAAGCTGAGTTTGTGCAATCCAAACTTACCGAGCTGGCGGCTTCATTAGGCCACGCCGAAGGTGAGATATTTCCTAAACAATCAACCATTCTTGTAGACCGTGGTGATACAGGTAATGGTTTGAATATGCCTTACTTTAAGGGCGACCTCAGTACGCGGTCGGTATACGACTTTAAGGGTGAACTTATGACACCTGAAGAGTTTGTGACTAAAGCCACACGCTACTTGATAAAGCCTGAAGACTTTACGGCTTACCGTATATCCGAGCCAGAACCTAAGTTAAAAGATGGTCCACCATGTTTGAATGAGCTTTGTCAACAGGGCTTTGGCGAAGGCTCACGAAACAATGCTCTCTTTAACTTGGGTGTGTATGCCCGAATGTTTGACCCTGATAATTGGGAAGCCTTGATACAGCGTTACAATGTCGAGTATTTGCACCCGCCGCTTAGTCATACTGAGGTTGGCGCGGTTATCAAACAGTTACAACGCAAGGATTATTATTACAAATGTGACGATCAACCTATCAAACCTTTTTGTAATAAGGATATATGCGTTACTCGCAAGTTTGGCGTTGGTCCGGCTGGTGTGCAAAACCAGATGTCTAGCCTTACAAAGATTGATGGCGATCCACCTATTTGGATACTAGATGTAGATGGTCAGCGTGTTGAATTAAGCACAGACGGGTTGATTAGCCAGACACGATTCCAAAAAGATTGTGTAGCGCAAATCAATAAATTGCCTATCGCAGTAAGCCAAAGAGCATGGCAAACACGGATACAATTACTGCTTGATAATTTAACCATTGTCGAAGTGCCACCTGATGCTACAATTAAAGGCGAGTTTGAAGACTTGTTGTCGCAGTTCTGCACCGATAGAGCAAAAGGTACAGACCGTGAAGACATATTGCAGGGCGTAGCCGTATGGGATGAGGGCAAAGTATTCTTCCAAGTCAAGGATATTAAAAAGCATCTGACCGTTAACGACTTCAACCACTACACTTCAAACAAGATAACCTTACGGCTACAGGGAATGGAAGCAGAAAAAATGTTTTGGCGTGTAAAGGGCAAAGGGATTCATGTGTGGTCATTACCACAAGAGTTTTTTGCATCTAATGACGAACCATTGACACTGCCAGAGTTGCCTACACACGAAGACATCATCTAATGAATATTATACTCGGACCTCCAGGAACAGGGAAAACAACCTACCTCCTAAACAAGGTCGAAGAGTATCTTAGCAAAGGTGTCGCACCAGATCGTATAGGTTACTTTGGCTTTACTCGCCGTGCCGCTAGTGAAGCTATAGACCGTGCTTGTGAAAAGTTTAAACTGCACAGGCGCGACTTACCTTTCTTCCGCACCCTTCACAGCCTTGCCTTTATGCAGATGGGCATTAACCATAACCAAATTCTCACATCGGATAAGTTTACTGAAATTGGTGATTGGTTAAAAATCGGTGGTTTCTTTAATTCAGGACTCACCGACCAAGGTCCGTATAAAGATTTTGGATACGGCGATAAATTCCTTGAGCTGATTAACATAGCTCGCATACAGCAACAGCCTCTGCGTGGCGTTTACAATGCCTCTACAGTGCCGCTTAAAACCGACTGGGCTAGGGTTGATTACGTAGACAGGGGGTTAAAGGCATGGAAGGATAGATACCAACTGTTCGACTACACAGATATGCTAGAGCAGTTTTGTTACCGTCAGTTAGCACCGAAACTGGAGGTGGTGTTTATTGATGAGGCGCAAGACCTGTCACCATTGCAGTGGAAAATGGTACATCTATTACAAGCCAACTGCAAAGAGATGTTTGTAGCTGGCGATGACGACCAAGCCATATTCCGTTATGCGGGTGCAGATGTAGACTACTTCATAGGACTTGAAGGCAGTGTCACTGTGCTGAAC